TTTTATCTGCTACCAAAGACTCTGTTATTACTAAAAATGCTTGTGGATTATCTTGCTGTAATTTTAAAGTTTCTGGTTTTCCTTGTAATTCTTGTATTATTAATGCTCTAGCCTTAAAAGATATGTGTTCTGATATATGAGCTTGTAATAATGCATACACCATAGGGTTAATTTGTACCATTCTACTCTTAATAAAAGAAGTATGAGCTATAATGTGTGCATCATGGTTTTGTTCAGGATACGCTTTAGGTATTTCCATTCGTAAAGCCTCTGCATTTTCAATTGCAGGATCAAGTGGCGTGGGTATTCTCTCTGGTTTTAGTAATGTATCGATTTGTTTCGTGCCTAACGCTTCATATACCCTTCTATACGCCTCACGAACATTGTGTAATTGTGGATTTGACTGTGCAATTTGTAATTGTGTCTGTGCTAACGTCACTCTTTGTGCCATTGAGAAGATATTTGGGTCTGCAACAGGAATTACATCGACTTCTGGTGAAAAATCTGCTAATTTTATCAGTCTATTACCACCATAAACAGCATATGGATAAATTGGTGGTAAATATGTACCAAAAACATCCGATAATAACCTAAATTCTTGTCTCATTGCATAGTAACAACGCTTATGTATGGCACTCATTACCCTAGAACCACGTTCTAGTAGTGCAATAGTCGTTCCAACTGCTCTATTTTGTGCATCATTACCGATTGCGTTGTCTGTTATTGACGCAAAACGCTGTCCAGCTTGTACAACAAAACCTAAAAGTGAAAATAATGTGCTACTTGGCTCTTTAAATGGTAAAATTTGAAACTGATCCTTGATATTTCCACCAGGTGCATCAACATCTCTAAACTCACCAGGTTGAAAAGGTTGATCATCATCTCTGATTCGCATACCTCGTGATTTAAAACCAGCAGGTAAGTTACTTAATGTACCAGCATCTAGTAATTGTCTTAAAGCAGCAGTTGCTGTTTTAGATAATCCACCAATCATATGAATTAAACCAAAGCCATAAAAACCTAAACCAGGTAAAAACTTGTAATGTACAAAAAATTCTTTTCTTTGAAACAACGGATCGTTCATATTATAGTTACGATAAATAGATAATACTTCTTGTGATCCTTCATCAATCGTTACAATGTAAGGTATCTTCACATTCTTATCTGCGTTTTCAATTTCATATTCTTCTAAGTCTAAATCAACGTGCATCTCTAATACATTGAACTGATAATCTTTATCTCCGTTTGGTGTAACTCCTTCAATAGAATCATATTTATCTTGCACTTCACTATCTTCTGTTCGTGAAGGTAATATTTCTACGTCTCTATAAAAACCATTTCTTTGTTTTTTTAAAATATCATTTTCGTTCATTTTTACGAGGTGCGTGATTCGTTCACAGTCTTTCAAATCTGTTGCGTAATAAGGAACGATTAAATCTTCAGCAGGTACAAACTTCGATACAGCTCTTTGCATCACTTCATCGTAATATACTTTTTTAAACGCAGAACCAGCTAATGGTAAATAGAATAATAGTTGATCAAACTCTGGAGTGTATTCTTCCATTTGATCCATCAACATATAATTCATAAACTCTTTTACTCTTTGTGCCTGTTGTTCCTTGTCTCGTGTTACGTCACCCACGACTTGTGTGCGTACAGGACCGTCACTTGGTAATAATTCTTTGTACGCTTGTGCTTGAAATTGTGTAACAGACTCGGCTAGTAGTGGATGCGTAACGGAACTCGCACCTTGGAACGGTCTACTTTCATTATCATACTTAAAACCTAATAAGTCTAAACCAGAGGTGTAAGACTTCTCCCAGTCACCTCTAGACTCTTTATCTTTTTTATAGTCTTCTAATAAATCGCCACTGATACGACTAAGAACTCTTTCATCCATATCTTCAGCTAGGTTAGAAAAAAATTCTTTTTGAGCCTCTACTACTTCTTCTAGTGCTTCCTCAACATCAGTTGGTTCTTGTACATCTACTTTAACTTCTTCGTCTTCGTCTTCTACTAACCCACCCTCAGTTTCTTCAGTGACCTCTTCTTTGTTTTCTTCTTCAATCATAATAATTTTGTCTTTCTGGTTCTACCAAGTTTGGTTTTTACTTTAATAAATTTACCTTTCTTAGCTCTTTCATAAAACAAAGGATACATTTTAGGTGATGCAGCTAATTGTTGTTTTTGTAATTCTACTCTATCACGAACTTCTGATACTAAATCAGGTACAGTCATATTTGGAGCTTGAGGTCCGTCTATTAAATCTCTTAAAGGTTGTAAAGCACTTTGACCAGTAATACTTTCATACATAGCTATTTTATCACCAAATCCTTTTTCTTTTTTGTCAGGTACAACCACATCACTTTCAGGCTGATAACTAGCTCTTTCTTTTTTTTTAGGCTTCATCTTTTTAGGACCTTCTTTTTCTAAAGCATCCTGTTTTAAAATTTTTTGTTTAAGTAAATCTTCTGTGTAGCTACTCATTTGTCACCACACTGACATAGTTTACCAAACAGTCTTTTTTTAATTTTGCCAAATTGTATTTTAATGTAGCTTATAGATTTTTTTATTTTTCTTTTGATTTTTTTCATTAGTAACCTCTTTTTGCTAATTTAGGTGTAACAAGTAATCCACCTCTGTTTTTTTTCTTTATTTTTTTCTTACCCATAGTATTTAAGATAATAGATTTAACATCATATTTATATGATGGATTATTACGTCTAATTTGTTCTGTAAAATCATATTTAATTTTTGGTTCTTTAGGTTTGTTTTTACTAGTACTCATAACTATCCTCAATAATAATTATATGCTTTAGGTGGCAAGTCTTCGTTGTCCACATAGTCAGAGTATAATTCAATAAAGTTGCCTTGTCTATATCGTAACAGTGCTTGTGTTGTGCTATCTACATAGTCATCGTGAGAACCATGTGGAAAAGCAGCACATTCCTCAATCACCTCATCTGCAAATGTTTCTCCATAAGGAAACCACACAGCTCCACTTTCAAAGATTGGTGCAACGGAATTAACTCTAGTAAATTTGTCATTACCTTTACTCGGAACAAATGGAATAACTGGTATACCCATTCTTCTAAATTCTTGTGTTAAAGGTTCACCACTTGCTTTTTGTTCTACAATAATACTTTCTGGCTCCCAATATTTATAAGCCTCCATAGCTACAACTTTGAGTTCTGGAAAATCATACTTACCACGAATAGCATCTAATAATATTATATTAGGTGTTACCTCATCTGGATAAAATACTCCCCAAGTAGTTATAGCAGAATAATCAGCAGTTTCTTTTTTACTAAACGCTGTGTCATAACTTTGTATAACGTGAACTAAATTAGGCATACTATTTTCTTTCCAAGGTTGCCACCACTCTCTTTTTAAGATAGCTCCTTCCTCAGATGTTGGTTCTTGCATATATTGTGCTGACCAGTTTCTAATGGGTAATGATGCTTTGATCTTTTCTAATTCTTCTTTCTCCCAATACTCTGACCAAACTGGTTTACCATCTGGTAAGATAGCAGGAAAAGATATTGTTTTCCATTTATCTGCTTTTGGTTCTTTTTGAGCCTTCAATAATCTACCAGTCAAATCGTCTTCTGCCCATCGTGTCATAACTAATAAGATTGAACCACCAGGTTGTAATCTTTGTCTAGGACCTGAGGTATACCATTCGTAAGCTCGTTCCATAGCTAAGTCGGACATTGAATCTTGTTCCGTATGTGGATCATCAATAATCAACAAGTCTGCACCACGACCTGTGATAGATGCTCCTACACCAGCAGCATAGTATTCTCCACCATGATTCGTTTCCCATCTACCTTTTGCTTTGGAGTCCTCACGAAGTTTAACGTCTCCAAAAATTTGTTTATACTCTTGAGAATCAATTATGTTACGAACCTTACTTCCAAAACGAACTGCAAGTTCTGTATTATGCGATACTTGCATAATTTTTAATTTTGGATACTTACCAATAATCCAAGCAGGAAAATATACAGATGCAAATTCTGATTTAGTATGCCTAGGAGGCATATTGATTATGAGCCTTCCTTTTCTTTCATTAGCTATTTTAGAAAACTCGTGTGCAATTATTTGATGATGACCCCACTTACTTTTGTCTCTCTCTTTTCTACACATAAAGTCTTGCCACATTTCTTGAACAAAATATAAAAAGTTATCTTGGCAAAGTTTAATATGTTCTATAAAAACTTTTTCAACTCTTAGTCTTAATCTATCTGTGGTTAAGTGGTCTACACTCATTTTTTGTTTTCTCTTCTGATAGCTTCTTTACATCTTTTAGCTAACGCTGATACTTCAGACTTACCCATCACTTTAGCTCTTTGTTCCATAACAGTTAATATTTGTATTTTTCTAGCAAAAGGTTTGTTAATTCTTTTGATTTTCGCACAAGTTTGTTTAGCATCAGATAGAGTGGCAAATTTAATTTTCACTGTATCTTTTGGATTTTCATCTGTGTATAATCTTCTACCACTACCTTTTGGTTTTTTTCCTGTTCCTTTTAAAGGGTCTCTTTTTTTTGTCATATTATATATCAACCTATATTTTAGAGTTAAAGACATTAATAAATTAGTCTATCTTTACTTTTATCATTATCAAAACTTTTTTTTGTTTTCTTTTTATTATCTTTTTTATTTTGTTTTAATTCTGCTTTATAAACTATATCTGGTGGAGCTACAAAGTAAGCATAAATACTATGGTAAAAAACTTTGAAAGATTTTTGTTTATGCAATCCCCATTTAAAATTTATAGCGTGATCCTGAATTAACAGTTTCATAAAAGTGTAATTATTTGGGTCTTCTTTTTGTGTGAAACACCAAATGTATTTAGCATCTAATACCATAGCATATGGATTATTGCCATGTAATTTTTTCCATTTAATATTTTTATCAAAATCAATTACTTTTTTAACATCCATGCTGTAGCACCCATATATGCACCAACAATACCTGCACCACTAATATAAAACAAATTGCTTATATCACTTAGAGCCTCAATTTTTTCTGTAGTCATAAATGGCATAAACATCATAGCAGTAAACAAACCCATACCAACCAATGTGTAAGTTGCCATCCTTCTCTGAGCTCTATGCTTTCTAAGTTCTCCTTCTAATTTTTTTATTTCTTTTATATGTTCAAGTTCTTCATCAGACACTGTTCCATCATTGTCTAAATCATATTGTGCATAATTAGAATTTTTTTGTAATCTCTTTACCATAAACCTTTTATAACATAAAAAAATTGATATGTTTACTCTCTATATGTATGTATTCAACTTAACCTATACACGCAACGCTAGTAACATAAATTTTTGCGACCCTAAAAAAAAATAAAAAAATCCTTGACCTGTTGCAAAAATACACTGGGTCCTTTTTACCGACTAATGCAGAACAAAACGTGAACAAACGCTTTTTTTTAACATAATGTATGTTATGCGAACTAATGACACGAATCAGTTGCCAACTTAATTAGAAGTCTAAGGTTTTCTTGGTTATATTTTTTTGCACCGAGTACCTCGAACCGTTCTACTTCTGGAACATTACCAGAACAAAACGAGTACAAAGATGGAACGAGTTTGATAAGTTTGAGCTCTCTCTGTGAGAGGGCGAAAACTAAGTTAAATACATTACCTCCTACTTTAAGATAATCTAATTGCCAAAGTATTTGGTATTTGGATAAGCCAAATTTCTTATCATCATTTGCTTTAAGTTCTAACCAGAAAGATTTACCTTTAATACAACAGTGAACGTCTGGTATTCCGTTGATTGTAGACGATTCAACTCTCATACAATTCCAGGTACTTTCTGTCTTTTGTATCTGGTTAAGTGCTGACCACAAGTTCTTTTCCATAACTTCCTTGTTGTAGTAAGTGCACCTAGCAGAAATGACGCTACTAGGTGCAACAAAGGATAGTCACATTTAGTGAGTGACAACACAACCTTAAACGATTGTTTAAGGAATATCAATAACTAATTCCTGTCTTTTGTTTTTGTAAATCTTGTTGTTGTTCTTGCAATGTGTTACGAACATTAGTCCAATATCTAATTATCCAAGTGTCATTTGATTTATCAATAACTGATTGTGTATTGTTAATCATTTTATTCATAAAGATAATCTGCTGATCTAATTGTTCTTCTTTATCCATTAAGTGATCTTTGTATCTGCTCATAATATTCTCCTTTGTTATGTTGTGGCTAGGAATCTGGTCTGCAATCAGTTCGTTCCTAATTAAGTGTACTAAACTAGTATTACCTTTACACACCACTTAAAAGTTTGGTAGCACATAGCTTCACTACTTTTTTTCGCTAACTATGTACTCAAGTACAACTCGTACTACTCGCCTAACACTACACCGTCTTCGTCAAGACAACTTGTTTACTTTCGCTTAAAGCACCTAGCACTTGTAGTAACCCTCCGAAGAGGGCTACAAGAAATGCTAATTATTTTTGACCAAAGTCTGTACGATCACACCACTTGTCAATATATCCATCAACATAACAATCAGATACTTCACAATCTGGTTCACCATTAAACATTACAAAGTTGCACCAATCTGACTTCTGTCCTTCTTTACTTATGTGTGCCTCTACAACATCATCAACTGCGTGTATGTTCTCCATCACTTCATTAAAGTCTTTGCTGTTCTTACAAAGATAATCACCGTCACATAGTATATCCCAAGACCAACCGTCTTTAATAGCATCTTTCACTAATCCTTCGGCTGCAGATTTTACTTCTGGTATTGTTGTGCTTGTCCACTTATATTTAGTTGTCATCATTTTTTTTCTCCTTTGTTAATATTATTAATAGCACATATATATGTGATAGCAAGTTTTATTTTCTTAGTTTCCCAATTTCCTATAAGGTAA